GTGCGAATTAATAATTTATTGTATAACTTTTAAAATTTAGAAATTATGTCTTGCCTTATATCAAATGGTAGGTTAGAACAATGCAAAGAATCGGTTTCAGGTCTAAAAGCAATATATTTTATTAATTACGACGACTTGGATTCTGAGGATGTAGCTTACCACGCCACAAATACAGACCAAATTATAGACTGGGCTCCAGCCGCAGCCTTAACTATGTATAAATACGAGTTAAAAGGAAACAATAGTTTTGAAACAACTATTAACGCAAGTAGAGAAAACGGTACAACGTTTTTTGAACAAACGCTAACAATTCAATTAAAAAAGCAAGACGTTGCAACTCATAAGCAAATTAAATTAATGGCTTACGGAAGACCAAGAATTGTCGTAAGAACAATGACAGACCAATTCTTTTTAATGGGATTAGACCAAGGCGCAGACGTTTCAGCGGGTACTGTTTCGAACGGTGCGGCGTTAGGCGATTTTAACGGCTACGGCTTGACGTTTACGGCTCAGGAAAGAGTGCCTGCAAACTTTATCAACTGTACAAGCGAAGCGACTTTAGTTACTATTTTTGCAACTGGCGCTGGCGCAAATGCTACAATAGATTACAATTAAAATTTTATTTTTTTCATAGGTGAAGCCGATACCGTAAATGGGTCGGCTTTTTTTATTAAGAAACAAATAACAAAGAAAGTAGTTATATTAATATGATTATATTACAACAAAGTAATAACCCGCAGACGTTTAGTTTTATTCCTAAAAGCAATACTTACAACGGTATGTTTATTACGGACGATCAAACGAACGACGAAGTACAAGTTAGTATTACTTCGAGTACAACGGGCGACTATGTAAACACGATTACCGCAACCTTTAATTTAATAGAAAATAGGTTTTATAACCTTGTACTTAAAAACAACGCGGATATAATTTACAAAGATAGGATATTTTGTACGAATCAATCAATAGTAACATACAGCGTTAATAATGGTCAATATACTACCAACGCTACAACAAATGAATTTATAGTTTATGAATAATATACACGTTCTTAAATTAAGCGAATATACAAGACCTGAAATAAAAGAATCTAAACGCGAAGCGTGGGTTGAATACGGCGACGACAATAATTACTATCAATATTTAATTGATAGGTACACGAACTCAACAACCAATAACGCCGTTATAAATAACATAACACGTTTAGTTTATGGCAAAGGATTAAGCGCCGTAAATGCGTCAAAAAAACCTAACGAATACGCGCAAATGATGGCGCTGTTTTCTAAAGAATGTGTGCGGCATTTAATAAGTGATTTAAAATTATTAGGTCAATGCGCTGTTCAAGTAATTTATTCAAAAGATAGGAAGAAAATTACTAAGGTTTACCACGTTCCTATACAACTTTTACGCGCTGAAAAATGCAACGAAAAAGGTAAAGTAGAAGCGTATTATTACTGCGACAACTGGCAAGACTTACGAAACTTTACGCCAAAACGAATACCCGCTTTTGGTTGTAGTAAAGAACCTATTGAAATAATGTTTATTAGACCTTATTCCGTAGGGATGAAATATTATAGTTACGTTGATTATTTCGGGGCGCTTGCATACGCCGAATTAGAGGAATCTATTGCAAACTATCTTTTAAATGAAGTAAACAACGGGTTTTCGGGGCGCGCGGTAATAAACTTTAATAATGGCGTCCCTTCCGAGGAACAGCAGTTATTAATAAAGCAACAAGTTTTAAACCAATTAACAGGAACTAACGGGGAAAAAGTAATAATAGCTTTTAATAACAATCAGGATAGTAAAACAACGGTAGATTCAATGCCCGTGAACGACGCGCCCGATTTATACAATACATTAAGCGATGAATGTTTGCGTAAAATTATGCTGGGACACAACGTTACAAGCCCTTTATTATTTGGTATTGCTTCCACGAATGGTTTTAGTTCAAATGCTGACGAATTACAAAACTCTTTTATTTTATTTGATAATATGGTAATTCGACCTATGCAGGAATTAATTTTAGATGCGGTTGACACTATTTTAGCATATAACGGCGTAGCTTTAAAAACATATTTTAGAACGTTAAAACCTTTAGAGTTTACAGATTTAGAAAACGCAATTACCGAAGAACAAGCGGTTGAAGAAACTGGCGCAGATGCAACGCAATTAAGTTCCGATAATCAAATAGCAAACGCCTTAATAGAACTTGGCGAAGACCCTAACGAAGAATGGATATTAATAGACGAATACCCAGTAAATTACGATACGGACGATGAAGAAACGCAAATGCTTACCAAAGAACGAAAGCAATCTTTGTTCAGTAAGATATACAACTTTGTAAGCACGGGCGATAATAGACCAAATATAACAAGCAAACAAGACGAAGTTATAGACGGAATTAAGTTTATTACGCGGTATGTATATGCGGGTGAAGTACACGCAAACACGCGCGAATTTTGCCGTAAAATGATAGCGGCGGGAAAAATATACCGAAAAGAAGACATTGAAAATATGGGTACGCAAGTAGTAAACGCGGGTTGGGGTCCTAACGGCAATGATTTATATTCAATTTGGTTGTATAAGGGCGGCGGTAATTGCCACCATCGTTGGAATAAACAGGTTTACGCTACATTTAGCGGAAAGGCTATTGACGTAAACAGCAAAGAATTAAAACAAATTGCGGTGAAGAAAGCCGAAAAATTTGGTTATGTAATTAAAAACCCAAAGTTAGTTAGCACGCGCCCCGTAGATATGCCGAATTATGGTTTTTTACCAAGCAACCCACAACGTAAAAGAAAAATTGTAAGATAATGGCAGAAGCACTACTAATAACACGAAACGATTTAGTTAAATTTACTGCCGTAAATGGCAACGTAGATACTGATAAATTTATACAGTTTATTAAGATTGCGCAGGATATTCATATTCAGAATTATTTAGGTACTGACTTGCTCAATAAAATAAAATCAGATATAATAGCAAGCACCTTATCAGGTGATTATGAAACGCTTGTAGAAACCTATGTTAAACCGATGTTAATACACTGGGCGATGGTTGAATATTTACCCTTTGCCGCCTATACAATCGCGAACAAAGGCGTTTATAAGCATAATTCCGAAAACGCGAATAACGTAGAAAAAAACGAAATAGATTTTTTAATAGAAAAGGAACGAAATATTGCGCAGCATTATACACAAAGATTTATAGATTATATTAGTTTTAATACTAATTTATTTCCTGAGTATAATTCTAATAGTAACGGGGATATGTACCCCGACACGGACACTAATTTTAAAGGATGGGTAATATAAAAAGTAGAAAAATAGTTTATTCGTATAAACCTAAAGAAAAAAACGTATATCTTTTAAAGGTATATTTAAAAAAAATAGAAAATGGCAAATGTAAAGATAAGTCAGCTACCCGCGAAGGGCAGTAATATAGCAGCCACAGACCGCGTTATGATTTCGGAAGATTCGGGCGGCGGTGTTTTTGCGAGTAAATACGTTTTGGGTAGCGAAATTATTAATGTTAAAAAAAATTCGTACTCGAAAAAACATACTTTAGTTATAGAAGACGCAAATTGTTTTGTTGAATTAAACTACGCCGTTGCGGAAAACCTAACGATACCAACAAATGCAAGCGTTTCATTTTTGGCGGGTACTATTATTATTCTAACTCAATATGGAGACGGGCAGGTTACAGTAACACCTGATGCGGGCGTTACGCTAAGAAGTATAAACGCCAAAAATAAAACTACGGGAAAATATAGCGTTGCATATTTGTATAAAAGGGATACGAACGAATGGTATTTATATGGCGACATAACATCTTAAAAAATAATGAAAACTAAATTACTAATAATTTCTTCGTCTTTGTTGTCAGTTGTAGCGCCGATAAAACCTTTAATTTATATTGCCATTTTGGCAATTATTTTAGATACAGGTTTTGGAATATGGCGCAGTGTAAAAAAGAACGGGTGGGGTTCTTTTAAGTCGCGCAGGCTATCAAATACAATAAGCAAAGCCTTATTATACACGCTGGCAATTACTTTTGTTTTTTTTGTAGAAAAATACGTTGCTGCAGACTTAGTCGCTCACTTTATATCTATTGAATTAATAATAACTAAAGCCGTTACCTTGTTTTGTGTATTTACAGAAGTTATTTCCATAAATGAATCTTTTGAATCGGTTACGGGTAAAAACATCCTTAAAAGTTTAAAAGATTTTGTTACACGCGCAAAACAAGAAGCCGACAAGTTTAAAAATTGATGGATACTACAAAAATAATTCAGGAACGTTTACCTTCTTCGCAATATATTGCGGAAGACACAAGCAAAAATCAAATTTATTTACACCATACTGCGGGCAATAAAAATGCGGTTGCCACTATTAAAGGATGGGCAAATAATAAAGAACGCGTAGCAACTGCCTTTGTAATCGGTTACGACGGCACAATAGCGCAGGCGTTTAGTTCGCGGGAGTGGGCGTGGCACTTAGGCGTAAAAGATAGCGTGTTTAAAGGTCAAGGGCTGCCGTACAAAAATTTAGATAAATATTCCGTAGGAATAGAAATTACTAACTGGGCGTATTTAGTAGAAAAAGGCGGAAAATATTATAACTATGTCGGTGGCGTTGTTGACGCTTCAGAGGTAACGGAACTTGACACGCCTTTTAAGAAGCATAAATTTTGGCACAAATATTCCGATAAACAAATTGCGGCTACAAAAGAATTATTAATTTATTTAGGTTCAACGTACGGAATACCCTTAAAGTATAGCGAAGATATATTTTCATTAAACAATAGGGCGTTAAAAGGCGAAAAGGGCGTGTTTACGCATAACTCAGTAAGAATAGACAAATCGGACGTTTACCCTTGTCCGCGATTAATTAATATGTTAAAAGGTTTATGAGGTATTTAATTCTATTCGTGTTTTTGTATTCTTGCAGCGCGGAATACCATTTAAACAAAGCAATTAAAAAAGGTTACAGATGCGAAGAAACAGGCGACACAATAAGAATTAGCACTATTGATTCAATACCTTATGTAGTAAACGATACTATTTTTTGGGAAAAGATACTAACGACAAAAGATACTGTTATTCAATACAAAAAAGTTTACGTTCCAAAGACCAAATGGCAAATTAAAACCGAGTTAAGGTTTCAACGCGACACAATCAGGATAAAAGAAAAGACAAAACAAGCTGAAGCAAAAGCCGAAGTTAAATCAAAAAAACGCCCTAATTTATATTTATTGTTAATAGGTTTTTTATTAGGTTTAATAGTTGCATACTTATTTAAAAAAGCTGCGCAAAAATTGAATATATGAACCTAATAAAACACGCTAACAATATACACGAATTGCGTGTAGATGGAACGCTGTTTAAATTAGGTATGTTTTCGGACATACACTGGGATAACCCTAAATGCGATTGGGTTTTACTAAAACACGATTTAGACTATTGCTTAAAAAACAATATTCCCGTAATGTTCAATGGAGATACCTTTTGTTTAATGCAGGGGGCTTATGACTTCAGAAAAGTAAAAAGCGACATTCGACCCGAACACAATAACGCAAGGTACTTCGATAGTATAGTTGAAACCGCCGTAGATTTCTTTTTGCCGTATGCTAATTTAATAACTGTAATTGGTTACGGCAATCACGAAACGTCTATTATACGAAAACACGAAACGGATATTATACAAAGGTTCGTTACCTTACTTAATTACAAAGCTGGGTCAAATATAATGACGGGCGGTTATGGCGGTTGGTTTATTGTTAATCAAAAAGTTCGTACAAATACACGGATGGCGACAAAAATAAAATATTTTCACGGTAACGGCGGCGGTGGAATAGTTACAAAGGGCGCATTAAATTTAACTCGTGCTATGGAATCATTCGAGGGCTACGATGTATTTACGATGGGGCATATACACGAAAATTCGGCGCGTAACGACGTGCGCGATTCAATAAGTTTTCAACCGACAAAAGGTTATTATTTTAATCATAAGCAAATTCATTCAATGATTACAGGAACGTACAAAGAAGAATATATGGACGGGGCGTATGGTTGGCACGTTGAACGCGGCGCACCTATGAAGCCCGTAGGCGGAAGGGTACTTACTATTGAATATGCGCGAATTATTGATAATGGAGATTATTATGCAAGAAATATTGATAGTATGAAATTTCCTTTGTAGATTCGTGTTTTCATAATGTTTAATTAGAATTAGGCGGTAGAAATATCGCCTTTTTTTATGCGCTGAAAAAAAATATTTTAAAATTTTTTACAAAAATGTTTGTAGTTTGTTAAAAAGTATTATATTTGCATATAACTAATTAATAAAAACCCTATGAAAACAACTAAAACACGAAGAAAAGACTTAGCTTATCAGCAAACAAAAGTAAGTCAAGCATTACAGCCAATGGAAAAGCCTGAAGCGTTACTTGATTGGTCTATTGAACAACTATTAAAACTTGTAAAAAAATGAAATTAGAAAACTTCCTACCGAGAACAAGTGAGCATAAAGCGTTTTTAAGCCACTTTTTAGCGCCTTTAACGGCTTTTATAGTAGTGTTTGGTACAATCATATACCTACTTAATTAATAACGTCTTAAATCGAAGAAAAAATGAAAACAACAGTAGAGCAATTTATTATAGAATTGTTAGAAAATCAAACATACGAAAAAGATGGGTATGTAATTATTAATTTGTCTATTGAAGCATTCAAGTTTTATAGCGCAAAAGCAATGAAATACGAAAAGCATCAGATAATTGAAAGTTGGGATAATGGTTTTGCTAATGGTTACGATTTAGGAAAATTCGATGATTATCCGCAACCGCAGGATGCAGAACAATACTACAACGAAACTTTTAAATCAGAATAAGATGAACTTAGAAAATTTTTATATTGAACACACCTACGCGCCAAATACAAGCGAAATAGATTTTAACTGGGAAGACGACGGATATACGTTTTATGTACGCGCAGTTTATTGCATTGATTACAAAGCGCATTCTGTTAATATTTTGCGAATTAAAGAATCTTTATTTTGGAATTACGAGCAAGACCCTAAAAACTTTATTGTAAGCGATAGGATGGAAAATTATTTAGAAGCTGAATTAATTAAGTACGCTAAGGAATGTCCCGACGACTTTGATTTAGAAAACAGAATAATACATTTTTATACTGATTGCGACTAATTAAACTATTGAATTATGATAAAATTACTTAATCAAATAGAATACTGGAGAAAACGCGGGAACTTTAACTTTGAATTGTTTATTGCAGTTTGTAAAGCTAAACAATACGCGGTAAATATTGAAACAAAACAAAAAACATTTAGAAATATGAAAAAATATAAAGTTTGGATATGGTTCACGCTTGGAAACAAAAAAGAACTATCGTATAAAATAGTTTGGGCGTATTCGCCTGAAGACGCAAAGCGCAAAGCTGACGTTTGGGAAAAGATTATTCACAAAGTAGAATTAATAAAATAAATAATATGAAAACAGTAAATTTTAAAGACGTTAAAGGCGTCAAATTTAACGGCGGTATAAGTTATCGTTCCGTATTAAGGCATGATAATTTAGGTTTTGCTCTAATGAAAACCGTTATTAAAAAAGGAGGTGGCTATAAATGGCACTATCAAAATCACAAAGAAGCGTGTACGTGCATATCAGGCAAAGGACATATAATAGATTTAACCACAAACGAAAAACACGAAATACACGAAGGAATAACATATTTGGTAGATAATCACCAACCACACGTATTTTATGCGGAAACTGAAGTTGTTTTAATAAGTGTTTTTAACCCTCCTTTATCTGGTAATGAAACACATGACAAAAACGGTAATTATAATATATAAAAAACAAAACACAATGAAAAACAAAATTTTACAATTAATACCAAATTACGATAATTTGAGTATAGACGAACAAATAGACGCGATAAACGAAATTAAAATAGCGCTACACGAAATTTCACCAATGAAAAATGAACCTGTAGATTGTGTTATTTGGGTAAAAAACGATACAGTACGCGCTAATGATTATAACCCAAATTCGGTAGCCCCGCCAGAAATGGAATTGTTAAGACAGTCTATAATGGAAGACGGATATACGCAACCAATAGTATCCTTTAAAGAAGAAGAGCATATAACGGTTATCGATGGTTTTCACAGAAATAGAGTCGGAAAAGAAGTAGAAGACGTAAAAAAACGAGTACACGGTAGATTACCCGTTGTAAATATAAATCAATGGAAACAGGGTAGAAGTGACCGTATGGCTTCAACAATACGACACAATAGAGCAAGAGGTTCACATTCAATAGAATTAATGAGTACTATCGTTTCTGAGTTAGTAGAAATGGGTAAAGGTGACGCGTGGATATGTAAACACGTAGGAATGAGTATTGACGAATTATTACGATTAAAACAAGTTACAGGTTTGGCTTCGTTATTTGCTAATAAAGAATTTAGTAACGCTTGGGAAAGTGATAACGGTGAAATTTATTAATATGGACCAGATATATATTGAATATCAAAAATGGGAAGACTATTTGAGCGGAATGTATAACATGAACGATACAATAGATAAGGATAAAAAAGTTATAAATGCAATAAATTTATTATCCAATCCTAATCAATTTTACAATGTTTGTAATGCTTTAGTTAATGATTGGAAAAATGCTACAGATGTTAATTTAAGCAATAAAAATCAAAACAGAAAAGCATGGTTAGGTGCTGCAGCTTGTATGTATAAATATGAAGTTCCAGAATATTTAACCCGAATAGCATGGAGTTTATTAAATAAACAAGTTCAAGACTCCGCAAATAGAATAGCAGAAAAAATAATACAAGAATATGAAGGAAAAAATAGAAAAATACATTCAAATTTGGGAACAACGATGTTATTTTAATGGAATACCAGACGAAGCGCCAATAGAATTAGAAGTACGAAACAAAGTTCCGTCTTATAGACGTATATGTTACGCAATACTTAAAAATGATTACGCGTTAAAAAGCCTTGGGTTCACTGAAATAAAATCCAAGTATTATCACGCATATAAAAAAATAGAAATAGAAAATAGACAAACAGTAAAACAATTAAAATTAGAATTATGATTAAAATATTAGAAACAAATGTATATGAAGAGTCTTTAATCCGTGTAAGATACATTTTAGATAAATTTGAACGTGTTTACGTGTCTTTTTCAGGGGGAAAAGATAGTGGAGTAATGCTTAATTTAATGATTGATGAATTACGTAGAAATTACCCAAATAGAAAAATAGGTTTAATGGTTCTTGATAATGAAGCTAATTACACGGAATCACTTAATTTTATGCATAGAATAGTGCAAAAAAACCTTGACGTGTTAGAAGTGTTTTGGTGCTGCCTTCCAATTACTTTACCTTGTACTGTTTCAAGTTATGAAATAGATTGGCAATGTTGGGGAACTAAAGACGAACACAGGTGGATAAGACCAATGTCAAAAGAACAATACATTGTTAATATTAATAACCATAAGTTTCCTTTTTTTCGCGAAAACATGGGATATCAAGAGTTTTGGGACGAATTTGGAGAATGGTATTCACAAGGCAAAGAATGCGCGTGTTTAATAGGTATTAGAACGCACGAAAGTTTAAATAGATGGAGAGCCATAGTAAACGAAAATAAACAAACGCACGGCGGTAATTTATGGACGAAAAGAAATACAGAACATACATATAATTGTTATCCAATATATGACTGGAAAACAGAAGATATATGGATTGCAAATTACAAATTTGAATGGGATTACAATAAACTTTACGATATGTTTTGGAAGGCGGGTTTATCAATACACCAAATGCGAGTAGCATCACCGTTTATGAGTGAAAGTAAATCTTCATTAAACCTGTATAGAATAATTGACCCTCATGTATGGGTAACTTTGTGCGCTCGTGTTAATGGGGCAAACTTCGTAGCAACCTACGGAAAACAATTAAATTACCATAGCTTTAAACTTCCAAAGGGGCATACATGGAAATCATTTGTTAAGTTTCTTTTAGATACTTTACCAAATAAAGCAGCAGTAAATTTTAAGCAGCGTTTCATTCAATCAATTAAATATTGGGCAAGAGTGGGACGTGGATTGCCCGAAAAAACAATTCAAGAGTTAACCAATAACAACATTGAATATAAACTAAATGGTTATACGGCACATGGTAATAAAACGCTAAATAGAGTAAGAATACAAACACTACCCGACCATTTAGATATGTTGAGTTGTCATAACTCAGACGTTGCAAGTTGGAAACGATTAGCAATTACAGTATTAAAAAATGACCACACGTGTAAATACCTTGGTTTATCACCTACAAAAGAACAAATAGAACGCATGAAGTATATTAAAAATAAATACAGCAAAATATAATAAAATGAAAGCAATTTTAAACTTAATTTTTGAAACAATAATTATTTTAATGTATGGAAAACAAGATTGATAAAATAAAAGAGATAATAGAAAAAGACGGATTAGTAACTAAATCACGCTACAGGACTTTTTTAGACAAACGTAGTTACATATATGCGATGTTACACAAAGAAGGGATGTCGTTAGTGGAAATAGGCAGGTTATTCCAAAAGACCCACGCTACAATAATTAACGGAATTAGAAAGCATCACGCTTACCAGTTATTCAAAGACGAATTGTATTCGCATAACGTAGAAGAATATCGTGAAATGTTTTACGAACCAAAGAAAATTCACGTTGACTTGATAGAAAAAGACGAACAAAAATACAACGGAACTCAGTTAATATCTGATATTTTAGAATGTAAAAACACTACTGATTTACAAGGCATAAAACGCAAGTTATTGAATGAAGAATATTTATTTACTAAAGCAGCGTTTTATAAGTGAAAAACGTTATATTTGCACACGCACTCCTTCAACGTTATAAGTGCTACGGTATTACTACCCTTGTTTTTGAAGTAGAGGTTGAAGGCTACGGATAAAGCGAGGGTTTTTTATTTTATACAGAATTATGGCTAAAGACAAAAAAGGATTTATTTTATATTGTGATATTATTCACACCGTTGAAAAGCTAACTGATGAACAAGCTGGTAAACTACTTAAACATATTCTTAGGTATGTAAATGACCAAGACCCAACTGCTGAAGACGTACTTACCGAAATAGCTTTTGAACCTATTAAGCAAAGTTTAAAACGCGACTTAGTTAAGTACGAAGGCATACGAGAGCGCAATAGTCAAAACGCAAAAAAGCGATGGGATGCGACCGCATCCGAGCGCATACGACCGCATACCAAAAATGCCGATAATGTTAATGATATAGTTATATCTAAAGATATATATAGGAGCTTTGCTCACTTGTCTATGTCAAAAGACGAATTAAACAAACTGCTAACTACTTATTCACAACAGGATGTTGACGATATTTTAGACGCTATTGAAAACTATAAACACAATAAGAAGTTTAAAAGTTTATATTTGACTGCTAAAAAATGGCTAAAGAAAAACGAACCTAAACAACCTTCTGAAATTAACTACGAAGACTTAGATTCGCTTGTAAAAAAAGCTATTGAATTAGGATACGAAAAAGACCCGCGAAATGCTAAACAATAAAGGACAATACCTACAATACTTAATTGACTACAAAGATGGAAAGATTAAGCAAGGTTTAGGCTTAGACTGCGCAATAGATTACCATTTACGCTACAAACCTAAACAACTTAATATTATTTTAGGACACGATAACGTAGGTAAGTCGTACTGGATTAATTGGTACTTCCTTTCGTTGGCACTAAAACACGGATTAACTTTTTGTTT